CAGGGTAGCTTCTATCTCCAACCCCTCCAATTCAAGAAATGGTGAATTTTGCAAAGCAAAAACTAGCAGGGTAGCTTCTATAGTCCAACCCCTCCAATTCAAGAAATGGTGAATTTTGCAAATCATGCTATCTTCTATAGTCCAACTACACGAATTCAAGAAATGGTGAATTTTGCAAAACACGCTTCCTTCCTTCCATCCTTCTCCCCCTTTACTTATAGTACAGATCACGCTATAGTTTAAGTCCCCAAATCAATCTAATCGGAGATTTGTAATCATGCCCAAAGGTGCTCGTTACGTCAATCAGCCCATTACACTTACAGAAACCGCGTCAGGATACAAGGATACCATGCTTCTCACTTAATCACCCTAATCGAAGCAGGATATGACACGCGAGAGAAGATTATTGAAGCCCTGAATGAGGATGAGCGATACGCTGGCCTCAAGTCGTTTGTTGCTTCCCCTCGCACGTTCGTTAGCGGCTACTTAAATTGGCTCAAGAAGATGGGTCATGTACAGGAAGACACCCCAGAGCCAAAGACCAAAGCTAAGAAGGCTAAACCTCAAACTGAGGAAGAGCAAGAAGCGGCATAACCAACTCTAATTGTCTATTAAAGTTGGTTGTTGGCTTCTCCAAGAAGCGGCATAAATCATGTATACTCCAACTCTAGTTGGTTGTTGGCTTCGCCAAGTAAATGGGTAATTGATATGGCTGTGCCATATACTCCAACTCCCGAAGAACGTGATTTAGTAAGGAGAATGCTAGTTGCTTTAGTTGACCCTAAAGCAATTAGCAAGATCCTTGGAATCACTATGGACGAATTTCGGGAAAGCTTCCCAGTTGAGATACAGGAATCTGCGCCTAACATGATGATGGAAGTTGCAGCTAGCTTGTATCAAAATGCTATTGGAGGTCATTTTCCAGCGCAGAAGTTTCTTCTTGAATGCTTCGGATGGCAAACCAAGACGGATAAGGAGACGCTGGCGGATCGGGCGAGGCCAATGGCGATCATAATTACCTCCGAGGATATGGAAGAAGCTAAGTTGAGTGAAGAGCAAATACAAGAGTTGAAGTCTGAAGCTGCGTCAGATAAGGAGGAAGGGCATTAGCGTTACAGACCACATTCTTGAGATTCACCCTACTATACCCCAGCTACAACTGCTTACAGCTAAGGAGAGGTTTGTAGCATTTGTAGCTGGGTTTGGGTCAGGGAAGACTATGGGGTTGTTGACTAAGATACTGAAGGACAAGTTTGACTACCCGGATATGGACCTATTGTATTGCGCGCCAACTTATCAGTTGATACGTGACATAGCGTACCGGGCGCTGGAGGAAATGTTAAACAAGATGCCTGTTACATGGAGGTTGAACCGATCTGAGAATGTGCTATACATTGCCGGATTTGGGCGGATTCTGTTCCGCACCATGGATAGGCCAGAGTTGATGATTGGGTTTTCGGTCTTTCGGGCGTATCTGGATGAATTGGATACGTTGAAGACTAACAACGCCAATACGTTCTGGAATAAGGTCATAGCCAGGTGTCGACAGAAGCCTAAGAGCCGCCCAGGATTGAATCAGGTCTTTGTGGCGACTACCCCAGAGGGGTACAAGTTTGTATATGAGAAGTTCTACCGCAATCCCCTTCCTGGGTCAAGGCTGATACGGGCAAGTACAAGGAGCAATCCATATCTGCCTGAAGGGTATGTTGAGTCGTTAATAAACACCTACGACCCCCGCTTAGTGGCTGCGTATATTGACGGGGAGTTTGTGAACCTCGTTGGGAAGCAAGTGTATTATGCGTTTGATAGGGACACGTGCCACACGGACAAGAAGAGCAACTACGGGGAGAACACCGTATTGCATGTGGGAATTGACTTCAATGTTCACAATATGGCGATGGCTATTGGTGAATTCTTTGGGAAGGGGTTAGATATTACAGCGGATATGCACGGGCTAAGGGACACGGTGGATTCGGTCAATTATATTGAAGATGCCTACGTCAATATGCGTTCACCGCGACGGGTGATTTTCTATCCTGATGCTACAGGACGGGGCAAGAGTGCAGTAGCTGGGAGCTTTAGCAATATTCATATAATAAAGAACAGGGGGCACGCCATAGTTATGAACCCAGCGAACCCCCCTGTATCTGAGCGTATCGCCACAGTTAACCAAGCCTTTAAGGACGGGCTACTGAAAGTGAATACACGAGTGGCGGCGCACTTAACTGAGGCCCTAGAACAACAGGTTTATAGGACGAGTAGTGGAGGGGAGCTGTACCCGGATAAGACGCAAGATTTTGACCATATATTGGATGGTCTTGGGTATATGGTGTACCACTTACTGCCGATTAACAAAATACCAATATCTCAGATTAGACTTACAGGAGCTTAGAATATGCCAGTATATCAACCATATGAGTATTGGTACGCATTGCCTCTTACACTACCTGCTGGCGTAACGCAGCATCGGGCCTACTTGGCCATGCTTCCTATATGGCTAAAGTGCCGTACTGTACTAGCGGGGCAAGATGCTATTATGTACGCTGGGGAGTTGTACTTGCCTAAGCTACCTGGGCAGAGTGATGACGACTATCTGGCATATCAGACAAGGAGCACGTTTTATGATGCTACGTACAAGACGCAACAAGCACTAATTGGAATGGCTTGTAGGAAGCCACCGAATCTGATTGCGCCTCCTACGTTTACTCCGGTGGAGGAAGTGACGGACACTTACGGGAACGACATATGGCAATTCACAGCTAGGGTTCTTGAAGTGAAGACTGCGGTAGGGCGAGTTGGGATATTTATAGACAGGCCGGAACTGCCTGCTACAGCTACTCGGGCTGATGAACTGGCTATGGATGCTAATCCTAAGCTGTACCTGTACTCGGCAGAGGATGTACTAAACTGGAGCTACGACGATAACAATCAGTTAGTGTATGTGCTACTTCGAAAGGCACGCTATGGTGATTCTCCCACGTTTGATCGCAAGGAGGACTTCATAGAGCTGAAACTGGACGAGAGCCGGGAATACGTGTATAGTTTGTACAGAGACGGGATGATATTCAAATCGGTGAAGCCTACTAAGGATGGTTCACCTATGAACAAGATACCGTTTTTCTTTTGTGATAGTGATGATTTGCCTAATAAGCCACCACTTTATGATATTGTTAACTTAAACGTGAGGCATTATCAGTTATACGCGGACTACGCGCACTTGTTGCACTACGCATCGGTTCCTACGCTAGTTATTACAGGGATGATGCAGGCGCAAGACTCTTTCTATATAGGGAGCGAGAAAGCGATTGTTCTTGATTCCCCTGGAGCAGATGCGAAGTGGATAAAATGCGGGTCAGACGGAGCTGGGCCGATTAAAGCAGAGCTGGAAGAGCTTGAAAACCGGATGGCTTCTCTTGGTGCTCAGATCTTGCAAGATAGAGTCAGCCGGGAAACAGCTCAAGCGGCGCAACTACGTAATGCTTATAATACTGCTACACTTGTAAATATGACGCAAGAAGTGTCGGCTGGCATACAGAAAGCGCTGCGATTTGCAGCTTGGTGGATGGGTATAGACCCCAGATCTATTCACTACTCGATAGACCTTGGATTCAATAATCCTGATATTGATCCTCAAACAATTCAACAACTTCTACAGGCATATATGGAAGGGGCTATTAGTTTGGAGGTTTTTGTAACTAATATGCACCGTGCTGGGTACATTCCGGCTCCGTATACCCTTGAAGATGAGCTAAAGCGTCTTAAATCTGCACCTAAGCCCAACCAAAAGTTTGATATCTCTATTAAGGGATCTCAAGCTAATCAACAGCCCATGGAGTAACCGATGAAACTGAAGTACAAATTGTTAGATGATGAGCCTGGAGTTTCTGGGAGCAACGCACCTACTGGAGAAAAAGAAGGAGAAGGTGCTAATGCAGAAGACAAGCGGATTGATATGAACGATCCGACTGTTAAGAAGGCTATTGAAGAAGCTACTAAGGGACTAACGGCTAAGCGAGATGAGCTTCTTAAGGAGGTTCGTGGTTTTAAGGACAAAATGAAGCTTTTTGAGAATATAGACGTTGAGAAATATCAAAAATTGATTGAGGAAGATGTTAGAAGGCAAGAGGAAATTGCGGCTAAGAAGGGTGAATTTGAGAAATTGCGTGAACAATTGGTTGAAAAGACCAATAAGCAGCTAACGGAGAAGGACAAGGAGATTTCTAAAATCAAACAAGCCCTTGAAACGCATCTTATCGACAATCAGCTAACTAGCGAGCTGGCTCGTCAAAAGGGCATTCCCGATTTGCTTGTTCCTATTATGCGTCCTAACTTGAAAGTAATTCAAAATGATACGGGGCTGTATGATGTAGTGGTTATAGATAAGGATGGGTCGCCTCGGTTGGGTCCAGAAATGGACGGAAGGCCGATGTCCATAGCGCAATTAGTGGAAGAGTACAAGAATCACCAGACTTACAGCCGCGCTTTTGAGACTTCCGGTAATAGTGGCGCTGGTACAGGAAAGTCGAGTGATGAAGGAGCGGGGAATAGCAGTAATATGTCCCGTACTATGACTCCTACGCTAGTTAAGCAGATGGAAGACGCAGCTAAAAGAGGTGATATGGCGACGTTTAAAAAATTGCGTGATGCCGCTAGTAATCGTAAGTGATTTCCGCTATAATCTAAGCATCCCTCCAGGGGGATCGGAACGAAGTTCCATCCCCCTTTGCGACAAAGTCGCATCTTCTGCTCGGTCGAGCCTTCAGAAGTTATAAAATCCAAAATTTTTAACTGCTATAGAAGGTAAATAACATGCCCGTTCAAAACAATTTTAACACCCCGTCAATTCTGGTGGCGGAAGTTCTGCGTCATATGCAGGATAATCTCATTATCGGTAGCACTATGTACCGGGATATGACTACTGACTTTACTTCCCGTTCGAATGGGCATAAGGTTGGTGATTCTATTTCTATCATAACAGCTCCCGATTATGTTACTAAGGACTTCACCGGTACTATTGTAACTCAGGATATTCGTAACTCCACGCGTGCGATTACTATTGAGAAGCACTATGATATTTCTGTTAGTTTAACTTCTCGTGAAATGGCTCTTGAGTTTGACGACCTTTCTCGTCAGGTTCTTGCTCCTATCGGTACTCGTATTGCTGAGTCTATCGACGCTTACTTGGGTACGAAGATCCTGCAAGGTCACGGCTTGTATAATCATGCTGCTGCCACAGGTACTAACCCTACTGGTTTGTTCTATAACGCAGCTGATATGGCCCTTGCTCGTGCGCAGGCTACCAACTATCAGATTTCTCTGATGGATCGTGTTTGCTTGGTAGATGACGTTCTGGAAGCTACCCTGCTTGGCGCAGACTACTTTAACCAAGTTCAGATTCGTGGTGCGAATGCTCCAAATACGTTGGAAGGTGCGAACCTTGGTCGTATGATGGGCATGAACTTCTGGTCTTCGGTTAACTACCCGACTACCTCTCGTACTGCTAATAGCGGTACGACTACTACTAATAACACCGGCACGACTAACTTAATTGGTGCTACCACGCTTACTGTGGACTCAGTAACGACTGGCTACACGGCAGGCGATCATATTATGGTTGCTGGCCTTAAGCGGCCTATGATTGTTGCTTCTGATGTAGTAGCCACAGCTACGGCTATTCCGTTGGTAGACCCAATTACTGAACTTGTTCCTGATGGCGTAGCGGTAACGGTTATTGCGGCTGGCGAGACTACGGTATATCATGGAGCGATTTACACGCCTGGTGCATTCGCTTATGCGATGCCGCCTCTGGATCTTCCTGACGGTAATTCAGGAGCTGTAATCACCTCGGATGGGTTTAGTATGCGGTTGGTAACTGATTATAATGTTACTACTAAGACGCATGTGCTCTCTATCGACTGCTTGGTAGGTGCCTTCTGTGCTGATCCTCGTAAGGTTATGTTAATTAGCCAGTCGTAATTGGGTAAGTGAGGGCAGGGCAACCTGCCCTCTAGCAATAGGAGACATGCGTGGATACTTCACAATTTTTAGTTACCGTCTATCGAAATTCAGATGGAAAGGCCATAACTTGCGTAGTTGCGCAAGTAGATCAACTATTAGCAACGGGAAAATACCGGAAAGAAAAAGAAGCGCCTAAAGCCGCTCCTAAAGCGCCCGTAGAGGCCCCTAAAACGCCCGTAGAGGCCCCGAAAAACGCGCCTAATAGGACGGTAGCGGCTAAGCCTAAAGAGACGCCTAGCGAGGCGGAAAAAGGGTGATACGAATTGCTGGGGCTAGGTGCCCTCTCGTCGCTGAAAACTTTGAATGGTCTCCCAAAGCTGCCCCAGCATCTATTTTCTCGGAGTGAGCCATGCCTAAAGGTACAAAAGTAGCAAGATGCGTAGATCGAGTCAAGAAAAGCGGGAAAAGCGAAGGTTCAGCGATAGCGATATGTCAAGCGAGCACCGGACTAAGCTACGCCACCGGAAAGAAACCCAAGAAGAGGAAGAGATGAGACATGAACAGCATATGCGTAAAGAAAAAAGGTCGCGGACGAGGGCGAGGTAAGGGTGGTTAATAAATGGCACTTTTACCTACTGCCTATTGTACTGTAGCTGAAGCAGATGGGATTAATACTTCTACTGCTTGGATGACGCTTCTTGACTCGGAGAAGCAAACTGCATTAGATTGGGGGCGTGTCTATTTAGACTCCAACTATACTTGTAGTACAGCTATTGATACGGTTACGCCTCAAGATGCAGCTAAACTAGCAAATGCGCTTCTTGGCGATAAGTATGCAAACGGTATTTTATTTAATCATGGTGATTTCTTACTAACATATGGTCAAAATGGTAAGACAGTAAAGGCAGGATCAGTATCTAGTAGCACTACGTATAATTCTAATTTAATAATGCAGTTAAATAGTGATCCGTTCCCAGATGTAACAGCGGCTATAGCTAGTCTATGTTCTCCGACTAATATACTAGGGTGTTTAAAGAATGCTGATCTAATGAGATCCTAATGGGGCTAAGAGACGATATACAAACTGACATAGCCTCAGCATTTGATACAGACTTATCAGATGCCGTTCGTTCTTTGACCCTTAAGCATATTACTAGCACTACTTTTAATCCCGCTACTGGTACGGACGTACCCACGTATGTTAATTACACTAGTCGAGGAGTGTTTGATAATCTAAGTGAAATAGACCTAATGGAGACCCCTCTAGGGCTGGTAGATACCAAAGTTATCATACTTCAAAATGAGATTACGGTAGCTCCAGCCCTAGATGACCAAATAGTGGATAGCGATGGTAGCGTATACAGGGTTATCAAGTTTGGTGAAGATCCTGCTAAGTGTATATACGAACTAGGTTGTAGGAGGTCAACATGATAGAAGTAGAAGTTGATCTTTCTAAATTCATACCCGAGTTTTCCGAGGCGCTAGCTAAGCAAATAGGTTTAGCAGATGAGATAAAGCGGAATTTGACTACTTCTATACATGCAGGAGTAGTTGATATGGCTCCGTATTGGTCTGGTAAGACTAAATCTAGCTGGTTTATAACTCCTGGAATGACTCCTCGTTCTTTCCGCACTACTACTCAACAAGGAGTATATTGGCCGGAACCTACTCCAGATCCTGATTCTTTACCAGAGGCTCCTTTTGATTGGGACTATACCGTGCATACTACTAACGAGTATGCAGAAGCCGTAAATGCGGGAGCATTTAAAGACGAGCATGCTATGTTCGTAGAACGTGGAGTAGACTTAGGAGTATTTAGCACCAAAGGAAATTATAACTCCATCGTGATAGAGGTTCAACGTAAGCCAGCTAAGCCCTCTATATTGAGTAAAGTTACAAGTTGGTTTAAGGGGCTGTTCAAAAGATGACTTTTAACGGCTTAAGGGCATGGTTTGAACAACGTCTGAACACTAATTGGACTACTACTCCTATTGCTTACGATAACCAAGATTTTACTGCGCCTACTAATAGTGCATGGGTATACGCCTCTATACAACCTAGCACTTCCTTAAATGCTTCTTTAGGGCCTGTTAAGGTTAACAATACTGGGCATTTCTTAGTTGAGATATTCACCCCGTTAAATACCGGGTCTGGTGCAGCGTATAACTTAGCAGATGCAATGGTAACGCTATTAGAGAACCAAAGATCTGGTGATTTGTTTACTTATGCCGCCACTGTACGGAGAGTTGGAGAAGCTGTTAGGCGCTTAAAGGATATACAAACAGAATGGTACCAGATTAATATATTGGTACGCTATGAGTTTATGTCATAATGGGCATTACTAGCACTAATTATACCAGTATCCTTTATGTAGCGGAGACTATAGTAGGAGAGACTCCAGGTAATCCTTCTTTTGTTACTTTGCCTACTACGGGAGGGGCACCTTCTGGTAATTTAACCACCGCGGTATCCGAGGTCATTCGTCGTGATAGGATGACGGATGATTTAATAGTTGTTGATTCAGATGTAGGTGGGGATATAAATTATGAACTATCATATCTTCCTTACAAGCCCTTTTTAAAATCACTACTTCAAAATACTGAAGTAGATGTAAGCTATTTTACTGATATTAGTACACTAAACTTTTATGCTCAAGCTACCGATAACGTAGTTGATAGCACTATGTTTTTTGAAGGTTTTGTACCAGGAATGTATGTAAGAATAGCAGGGACTACTAACAATAATGGTATATTTAAAGTTACAGATGTAAACATAAGTGGAGATAAATTAACTGTTAGCCCTCAACCTGTACAAGAACTAAGCACTAACGGAACTATAACAGGAGAAATGTTACGTAATGGTAGTATAGCTCCGCAGACTTATACATTTTTAAAGCGAATAGAGGGCATAGTAGCTACAGCATATTTCTACTATACTGGTTGTGTTATATCTGCTATGTCTTTTAACTTTAGTGCGGGTTCTATACTTAATGGTACTATGTCGGTAGTAGGGCGGACAGAAACAGTTACAGAAGCGGCGATATCAGGCTCTAGTTACCC